ATATTATATGCATCATCAATTGATGCTAGTTTTAAAGCAGATTATATTGAATATCAAAAAACACGCATTCAAAAACAACTTGATGCAAAGGCTGAAAGTGAAAAAATGAATGTGGATGATACAGATTCTTCAAATGTTGTGCAGTTAAATAAACGACAATTACACTAAAAGAAAAAGGAGCTTATGCTCCTTTTTTTACGTGAATCCTAAAACCAAGCAATCTACGTTTACGTGCAATACGATGGGCAATTTGTTGCGCATGCTCTTTATTAATTGCATAATTTATCTTGAACTTTTTCTTAACACGTTTCCTATCACCACGTTTCACATGAGAATATTCCACCTCAAACGAATCATGAAAGCTTTCAGACATTGGTGGTGTAGGAATTGGATGATGTAATTCACCACTACCAAACTTTCTAATATATTCATCACGAGACGAAACATGTAAGTTTTCTGGGTCTACATGATGAGCCTTTGGATTGTCATGAAAAAAATGCTTTTGCATGTTGGCAATAGCATGTTTTAAAACCGTAGCGTTTTTATGTCTGAAAAAAACTTTACCATGACTATCATGCACGATATAATCAGCATTGACTGCACCTACGTCTTCAAACAATTTAATTTCATCTAATTTATTTTCTATAGACTCATACAAAACATGTTTTGATTTAGTTGGCTCAGTTTTCTTACCAAAATCACGAGCAAATGGAGATATATGATAAGTAGCTACCATATGTTTATGCTCAGTCGATTCCGCCGATGTAATTAAATCGCCTCCGGGATGAACCATAACAAAATGATATGGGTCATGACGTATAACAGTTGATTTTGGATTAATATCACGCAATTTAGCCTCCAATTTACGGGAGGCTAACTCAGCGGGTTCATCATGTTTATATTCTGAGAAAAAACGACCGTTTTCCATATCAGAAAGTTCTTTATATGAGGTTGCGGACTCATTTAGATTGACTAAAATATCTAGAATATTCATATCCGTTTCCTACTCCAATATATTATTGCGGGGTATATGTTATGGTTTGATAGTAATAAGAAGAACCGCCAATTTTTGAAATGACGACCCCACCAACAACATCCCAACCATCAGTTGTAAAAACATTAACCTTGGTAACTAAATCATCTAATGTTGCAATTGCTGTTGCCGAGCTTCCACCACCACCAGTAATAGTAACAGTTGGGGTAGCCGAATATCCCTTACCGGAATCTAACATTACGATAGAGACAACACTACCATCTTCAATAACTGCAAATGCGGATGCCCCGTGGCCGGTAGTATCTCCGTTTGCAGGGGTAATGGTAACAGTTGGCACCGAAGTATAACCACTGCCAGCTTGGTCTACAGCGATACTTTCAACACCACCATTTGTCAAGTTTCTTGACGAAATAACTTTATAATCCATTTTTTAACCTTCCTTTTTCATTTTAATAATATCTTCTGGGGATAATGTTTTTTCAACTTTTATAGCGTGATCCATATTATAATTTGGTGCCCACATATGGCGCTTAGGGTTGTTAACATTGTTTATGTCATGGTATCCGACCATATCACCAACGGATATATTTTTATTGGTTGTATCCATTTCATGTACACTTTTTGGTATCATTGTATAGTATCTTCCCTTCGGAGAAACTTTAACATTTGGTAATTTTTTAACATCTTCTTCCGCACCAGCAGGAACATGTAATAATGCATAATGGTCATTCTTCTCTTGGTGTGCTGTTTTTCTTGCACCAACAAACTCAGCATCCACGCCCGGTAATACTTTACTCATGACACTCTTTCTATATTTTGGCAATTCACGACTTCTGTAATCTTCATCTGAAATAACTTCTGAATCGTCATGTGATGAATGATAAGAAGGGAATAAAGCATTTGCCTTATCATGGTCATCTTTTGTTACTGGAACTGCATAAGTATGTTCACCAACCTTGATACCTTCATGTGCTGGGGTGTCAAGTGGTGTATGCGACTTCACAACCAAATAATGATCTTTTTTAGGAGGTGTATACGCAGGGTATGATTTAGATGGGCGGCGCATTACTTCGTCATTTTCACGTTCCTTTTCACCATGCCACAAATGAGGCATGTAATGGCTGTTATATCGGTTTCCAAATTTTGCTTCCGATAAACTTTTACCCTCTGACACTGGTTGTTCTACATTTTCTTTAGCTTTAGAACGATTTGATGGACGTTCTACCAATATGACATGTTTACCTTGTTTATTTGAATGGACAATTGCTATTTCATTTCCATTCGAAGAAATCATTTTGAACTCATCATTGTTAATACGTGAAAAAGAAGATTTTGGGTATTTTCTCTTCATGATTGACTCTATATCACGTGAGTTTTGATCTGGTGCAACTACAACATAACGATTTTTTCCATCATTTAAATCTAAATCATTAACGGAATCTTCCCCACCGGAATATACTTGATCCCCGGTAGAATCGTTATCGGTGAAATCAGGTCTAACCCCATAATATGAACGGCTCTTTTTTTCATCTGACTTTGATAATGTTACATCGTTTTCCATATTACTTACCTTCAATTGGTTTACTGTATTTATATTACTTCTTTTTTTACAGGAATAAAAAAAGAGTCCGAAGACTCTTTTTTATTAAATCACACTAATATTGCTATTAGGATGCAGCACCTGCCAAGTTTTCGATACGAACACGGCGGTAGTAGACGTTTGCGTTAGCAGTCAATGCACCGTTGGAAACAGCGTTTCCGTTCACGTCGATATTAGCAAATGGGTTGCTTGCCAAACCGTAACGGGTTTTAAAACCAATCTTAGGTTGGAAGCTATCTTCACTAACAGCTTTGTAAAGTTGCAATGGGATGTATGGGCAGTAGTAGATACCTGCGTCATATTGGTTAGCACCCTTGTAACCGACAACGTAGAAGTTACCAACTGCGTATGGGTCGATATAAACACGATACTTACCGTTCAACACACCAGCGAATGTATTACCAGTATCATCAATTTGCAAGTCAGTAGACAATGCAGGTTGATAATCCAACATACCGGACATTGCAAGAGCAGAAGCTACGTCAGACGAACAGATAATGAAATTACCTTTACCGTTACGAGTTTCTTTAGCGATTGCGTTAGCATCACGGTCGATCTGGAACAACATACCTTGGAATTTTTCTTTTGACCAACGACCGTTAGAGTCAGTGTCAAGGTCGAAAATACCGGGTGTTGACAAATCAGTGTTTTGTGCACCAACCTTAGCAGTAACATAAATTGTACGAATAACTTCACGGTTCAAATCAGCCAACAATTGTGCGGACAAAATGTTTGCCAATTCAGTTTCAGCGTCAAGACCATGAATCTGCTTCAAATCTTGTGCCAATTCAACAGTATAAGTTGCCTTCAATGCACGGGTCTTTGTCTGAACAGTGAACGAATCAATGTCGAAGCCCATTTCACCGAATGCATCACCTGTATCTGTACCCAAAGCTTCACCAGTAGCAGTTGCCATACCAGTACCAGAAGTATATGTTCCGGGAACGCCAAGGTTAAGAACAGATGGATCAGTACCACCATGAGAACCAGTACCAGAGAATGCAGTATTAGCTTCACGATAGAAAGCATCAGTACGAGTTGCACCAGCGATGTATTTTGGCTTGTAAGCGAAAACCAAACCAGATGGGCCAGTCAAAGGCTGAACACCACAAACATCATAAGCGATCAAGTTTGGCATAGAACGACGAACCAAATTAATCAAGATTGGGTCATATTTTGCGACATTTGCAGTTACGTTGCTTGCAGCAGCATCTTCATTCAAAGTACCACCGAATGCATCAACAGCAGTCGAATTTTTTAGTTGGTTTTCCAACAAGGTAGCTGTAGTCTTACGACGGTGAGCATCCTTAATCTTAGGATAGTCACTGTGTTCAAGAACCGCTTGCCACTTTTGAACTAAATCAGTCATTTCGATTTCCTCTATAATTTTAAAAATTTGTTTAATCTTATTTATTTACTGACAAAAAAAGTTTTGAAAATTTTTCGTTTTGTAAACAATAA